TTGGCATAGTGTGGTCTATTCGTAAGATAGCACAACGCTTTGCTGTTGTCCGGGAAGAGGAGATGAAGAAGGAGGCAGAAAATCCCGCTTCTTTGTTTGATATTGCTTTTAATTTTGGTAAAGCCATATTGGGTCTTATGTGTATGTGGGGAATGGTTGTTTCGCACGGGAAGGCCGTGAAACATATCTCCGAGCTGGTTCAAATGTTGAAACTCTATGATTATTTGAGTGAAGCTTGCCAGTTCTTGGGGGATTTTGTTGACGAGATAGTAGCTGGTGATGGATACACAGTTACCTCTACTATGAAAGAAGAGATGAAGCCAGTTAAATTTGTTAAAGAGGCTAGTCCTGATGAGGATATTGAAGTTGTCAATGATGAGGATATTATGCCGAGTGGCCTTGGACCAATTCATAAGTTTGTTGAGGTTGATCTCGGCAGTCCGTCGAAGCAACAGCAAGCCATTGACAAAACTCTTAAAGAGAGCCAGAGCACCACCAAAGGTCTTGGTTATGATGGTGGTAAGTATGCGGCAGAGACTAAGAGATATGTGCGTTTTGGGAAAACAGCACAAAAAATCCGAGAGTACTTTACTCGTCTTGGTAAGTATGCTTATGGTTTTGTTCAAAGAACTATAAGATTTCAGTTGACCCCAAAAGAGCTTTTATTTTTGATCTTTTTAGCATTTGGAATGATGCTGTTTGCTTATTATTACTGGAAGCGTACTGGAAAGGACGTTAGAAAAGAAGATGATAAGCAAGAGAAATCAAAAGATCGTCGGAAATTAAAGCGTGCCAAGAAAGAGGCAGAGGAAAAGGAAGAGGAAGAGAGTCTCCCCCTTGTTTATAGTGATGACGAATATGAGGATCCTGAAGTGCAGAATATTATGGATAATGCAATTTTAGGAGATGATTTGACTAATAGAAACATTGGTCGGAGGGCAGCCCGGAATCTGAAGAATCATGATAATATAGCAGATTATGGATTTGAATATGAGGCATGCCAAACAAGTGTGGCGAATGATGTTATTGATCGTACAACGAGGTTCATCTATTATCCTATATGTGGTTTGGGGTGGCTGTGTCGTTGGTTGAAAAGTTGGAAGACCCGTCCGGAATCTCTTGAGAAGGAGGCCGGTAGAAGGAAACCACCAAATGTTCGTTTTGGTGGTGTTCCTAAAACGACAAAACCACCTACCATGAAGGAAGCGATAGGTGAGAATCGTGAATATGTGAAGTGCCTCACGCCTGGTTGTTCAAGTCTTGTGCAGAAGGGATTTTCTGGTAATACGTATTGTCATTTTTGTATGTTAATGCCTAAGGATCCTAACACAGAACCTCCAATGCCTTTGTATGAGGTCGCTAAGCTGGTTGAAGAAGCTTCCCCTAACCAGAGTTCTTCTAGTAAGGATGAGAGTCCAACCCATGTGTCATTTCAAAAGATAAAGGACCAAGGTATATCCGTCTTTGGGAGTGCATATATCCTTCTTCGTGGGATGAATGTGAAGAAACAAAATAATGAGGTTTCCTCTCCATTTATTTATTCCTCCGAGTTAAAGAAGGAAGGGTTGAATCCGTTGAATCAGCCAGTTTATGTTGATCAATATAGAAAAGCAATTCAGCCTTTATATCGTCAAAAGGATACCACTACTCCTTGTGCAAATGCGACGAAAATTGGGACCACTTGGGTAACGGTGGCCCACATATCTTTTCATAAAGATAATCCACTAGGTCTTTGGGATGGTGAGAAATTTTACCCCCTGGATCCGAATAGCTGTAAGAAATTCAGTAAAAGCGATAATTCAGGAGAAGCCGATTTGGCTTTCTATAAAGCTAAGACCGAGCCAGTTGGAGTTAAGTCTCTTGGTTTGGCGGAAATTAACACCAAAGACACTCATATGCTTATTGCAAATGTGTGGGATGATAATAAGAAGGAAGTTGTGTTTTATACATCACCAACTCCTCTTGATTCCCATGGTGCTGGTACCGCTAGCTCCGCTGTTGGGGTGTGTGGATCCCCTTATATTTCAACACGAACGGGAAAAGTTGTTGGAATTCATGTTGCAGGAGGACAAGGTAGTACCCTTGCCCAACTTTTGACCCCGGCCATGCGTGTCTATTTAGTAGGCAATAAAGCATGTCCAAAAAACTGATAGCCCTCCTCAAGTCTCTACAACCACCCCCAGGCGCTGCTGAAAGCTTTCTTGAGAATAAGAATGCTGTCTCCAAACTGGGGGAGGGCTCTATATATGGAGATAATATAGTAGAAAGACCAGAGAACCGCTTCAAGATTTTTTCAAATTTTCAAGAGGACACGTACATTGATCGTCATGTTCTCAATTTTTGTCGTACTAGACCTATTTGTAAAGATTGGCTTGGAGAAAATGGTTGGGAGGAGTTAAATAAGGGAAAGTTGGAGTTGCCATATGGTCATACGAAAATGACCGAGAAGGCTTGGCGCCAGGGTTTGGAGAAGTTTTTCCCTAAGCGTCCAGTGTTAACTGATAGTCAGGTGGCCAAATTAGATAAAGCTTTTGAGTGGGTTGATGGACATTTTTACCCATTTATGCATCATTCCCGTATCTTAACCCATGATGAGGTTTTAGGCGAAATGAATTTTAAGGCTTCCTCTGGATACCCTTTGCGTTCTATTTGGCCTAAAAAGTCTCAGGCATATCAGGATCCTATGTTTATGATCTATCTCTTTGAGTATTGGGAGGCTATTTCAGAAATGAATGCTCCTCAAACCATATATACTGCTTGTCTGAAGGACGAGATTAGACCACGTGAGAAGCTCAAGCTTGAAAAAACTCGGGTTTTCACTGGGTCCACTGCTGAAAACAGCTGGGCCTGTGCTCGTTTATTCAAAGACCAGAGAGATAAGATGAAGAACTCTTTTATGTCGACCTCATCGTGTATAGGGATCCGACAGACAAATTTGGATTTTCATTTTGTGTTCCGCCGTTTGCGGGAACTGCCAAATTGTGCTAGTCTGGATGCTAGTAATTGGGATGGTAATATCCTTGCTGACCTGTTAATCCGGGTAGCTATGCTTCGTTTTAAGTGGTTAGAGCCAGAAGAGAGAACCGAACAAAATTGGTGGAGAGTGATGAATCTCTACCGAGATACGATTTTTACTCGTACCCTTTTCCCCGATGGGTATGTCTACCGTATGGACGGTGGCATGCCGAGTGGATGGGGTTTGACAGCAGATGATAACACTCTTATGCATTATGCCATATTGTCCTATGTCGCTATCAGCTTAGGCGTGGACTTCAACACTTTTGTGGATGAGACCCGCATCTTTTTATATGGTGATGATAATACATATTCATATACTAACGCTATGGTAGCTATGGCACCCCAAAATATTGTTCGAGTTTCTAAAGAACTTGGTGTGAATTTTGAGATTGCTGATTGTGAATGGGATAGTTTAAAGTTTTTGCAACACCATTTTCTTCCTCAGGAGTGGAATGGTACTACCTATCGCATTGCGGTTCGAGATATAGAGCCAATTTTATGTGGTTGGCTATTGGATGGTGATGGGTCTTGGCAAAATGCGATTGAAAGGACTAGTTCCTATCGCATTCAAGCCTATTTTCATCCAGCTTTGTTTGAGCTTATGACAGAGTTTATGACCGAGAAACTGCAACAGTGTGACCCTAGAAATCTTCACGGTTTTAGAAGCCTAATCCTTAGTGAATGTGAAATTCGTGCGCTTTATTTCACCTCAGGCCTAAGACGTCAATCTCGCGGTGATCGTAACGATAAAACGCTAGAAAACGTGGTGAGAGATAAGTATCACGGATTTCAAGACGGCAAGTCCAGTCACAGAAAACGATTACAGAAGGTATCCCCAATTATCCAAAGAAGCTTTGGAATGGCTGAAACATCAACTACTACTACAATTGTCAAACGAAACCCTCAACGTGAACATAGAGGCACCTTCGGACCGCATGGACCTAAAGGATCCCATCCTGTTCCCTGGAGAGATGGTAAGTGGCTCACAAGGGCAGAGTACGCCGAAATACAGCGTACAGCTCGTGACGCGGAGGTCCGTTTGGATAAGAAGATGCAGAGAAGAGCGAGAAAAAAGGCGCGAAGAGCGGCTGTGCAAGGCACGGGGTCTCAAGCCGGGCCGGGGCGCGGTCGCGATAAGAAGATCACACCGTTTACGGTTGACGAGCTCAAAATGAATCTTGCGGGAGTTATACCATCGGATCAAGATAAAGGACCTGGTCCTGATTATCTCCGATGTCTTGTTGGTCCTGCTTATTATGAAGCTCGGATTCCTGATGAATTTGGTGGTCAGGTCGGATCTTGCACTTTTCGCTCTACTGTTTCTTTTGAGAGTGCTGTGCAGTGGGCTAGTGGGAATAGCCAATCAGGGCGTTTTACGGTTCTCGCCCAGCCGACGATGGGTTCTATAACGAGAGCATCGCGGTATAAAATCGCAACGAGTGCACCGAATACAAATTTTTTGACAGCAGATTGGGCATCTGTTAATACCTATACTCACACGTATGGAGATGCTGATCTGAGATTGGATGCCTATTATCCTAATATGACAATAGCATCACCTGGTTATGCGAAAATCAATTCCGATGCCACTGGTCGTACAGGGTTAATACCCATGGGGACCACTGGTGGAACATATGATATGACATTCACATATCTTTACCAGATGATTTTGAAAGGATTTATAGGATCAGCGCCTGGGAGTCCCTCGAGCTACAATACCTATGTGTTTCCACAAGGGGTTTTTTCCGTTACTATTTCGCTTGTTGGCGTGGGCATTGGGAGTATTGATCTTGATGCAAGTCCAACCTTAGGTCTCGACGTTGTTGTTACCGGGTTGAACAGTGCAATTGGGTCAGCTGATTCCACTGCCCGTACTGTCAGCTATATAGTTACAGTGACGGGATCTTCCGCTACCTTGAGGTTGTACACAGATGCGACTTCTATCTCTGGAGGTTTTGTTTATATTGCTCCGACTTTTGCAGAAGGCGTTCCTCTTGCACCGAATAGTGGTGTGATTACGAAAATCCGTCCGGTCGGCATGTCTCTTTGGGGTTCTTATGAGAACAACCAGTTTAATGATGCCGGTCAGATCTCAATCTGCCTTGTTCCTGCCGAGTCTTGTAAGAAGGCTTTTTTCTTAAATGTTGTCTCAACGTGGCCTGGTCAGCTTCAGTTTTGGGAAAAACTTAAACTGATCAATGGTGCTTATACAGGACGCCTTAACAAGGGCGTTTATTGTTGGTGGGCTCCTTCCACCCGGATTGACACTGATTTCTACACTGTCTCCGATATGGTTGCACGTGATTATCCTTGCATCATCGCTTCTGGTCAAATTTCACCATTGAATCCTGTGGATGCGTCGACGTATGTCGCTATAAGTTGGAAATTGGATACAGTTTATGAATTCCAGACAATGACACAATTGTGGCATTCAGAAGCTAATATTTGTTCCAATATTATACTTGACACCGCCCTTCAACAGGCTGGAGCGATGGTTAAAGCTGGCCCGAACGGCTTCCATCTCGCACTAATTGCCGCTGTTGCTCAACAAGCAGTTAAAGTCTTTTCCAGGCTAGGTTCTTTTGCCTGGGAAAATCGTTCTGAAATCGGCTCGTTGGCTGTGAAACTCGCCAACAAGATGACAACTTGAGTTTCCATCCTGCATCTACACTGTAAAGTGTGGATGTTGGGTGAGAGAAATCTTTACCTGGGGGTTTTTCTTTGTTATTTTTTAC